AAATATGGTGTAATAAATAATAATATTATTAACTTAGTAAAAGATATTGAAAAATACTTAATATTAACAGAAAATATTGCAGAAGTTAAAGAAAATCCAAATATTAAAATGGAATTGGATAATCTTTTAAACACAAAAACACAATCTGGTGGTGCTAACTCTCAACCAATGAAAAAATTTACACCGTTCCAAGAACGTGAATATTTTACAACTGATACATTTAAAAAGATTTTAAAACAAATGGATGAATAATTAATTATCGAAAACAACTCGTGCTCTACCATTTTCAATCTTAAGCACGTTATATGAATTAGAATATACTCTAACTAATGCAGGATTTGTGTAAGATACACTTCTACTTAATATTAATTGTAGAACTATATCATCAATTCTGCTAAAATTACAAGCACCAGATGGTTGATAATCTTCAGGAGCAAAAGCAAATGAAAACACTAATATACCTGGTTGAGGAGAATTAGAATGACCACGAAATACTTCTAATAATTCAAAATAATTAGATGGTCTCATACTAACTCTATCTTTACCATTTAATAATAATGCTGCTTGTTGAATTAATGTTTTACTAGTGGTTAATACACCATCAGTGTAATTAAATACATCACGTAAGCCACCAGTTACAAGATATTGTGGTTGTACTCTAAAAAATAATTCTTTGGTTGGATGAATAAATCCTAATTTAATTTGATTAGCAGAATTATACAATACTCTTTCAGTATCATATTGGCAATATTCAAACAATATTTCTAATGAAGCTCTAGAAAATTTTAATTTTTCTTGATCACCAAGGAAGAAATAATCAACATATAAATAACTAGAATTTAATGTAAGATTATTCAAGAAACTTAATGTAGTTGATTTACTAATATATGCAGTTTCAGTACCAACAACATTTGTAGAGTAATTTGTATCTACACCAATAATCGGACCATTTGTTCCAGATGTAGTTAAAAAACTTGCACTATTATTAATTCTAATATAATTTAGTGTTTGTGTTACAGCATTAAATGAAATAAATTTATTATATACAATATTATTACCTTGTGTTTGTTGAATAATTTCACCAAATTGATAGTTGACTACATTACTTGATACAGTAATACTATTTGTTGGACCGTAAATTAAACATTCATTTAATGGATTAAATTGTACATTAATTTTAACATCAGAATGATACATAGATATTAATGGTAATGGTAACATTTGTCTACAAAATCCAAATAATAATGGAATCCATAATATATATGCAGGTTTACCAGCAGTTAATGTAAATATTTCTGGTCTATTACCAATAATATGTTCAATATAATTAATTCTAGTTAATTCAAACCAAATATTCATCCAATCACCATATTGTCTATCAATAACTCTACCCCCTATTTCAAATTCAATATAATTTATTAAAGCAAAACCAATTTTTTTATTCCAAGCACTCAATACACTAACACCATTAAACGTCGCCGGTATTGCCGGCAGCTCTACATATAAATATATCTTCCCCATCATATCACCGTTTTTTGATAAAACAACAGAAACTTTATTACCAAAATTTGGAGTTAAATTAAAATACTGCGGGATAGATTCATAAGAAAAATTAGAATACCTTTGATAAGTAGCATGAAAAAAAGTAATTTCTGGTTTGCTAGTTAAATATATATCTTGTTCGCCATAGGCCACTAATTGAACTTGACCGTTTACCATAATATTAATTAATTTATTTTTCTTTATCTTTAAAAATAAATTAAATTTCAAATGCCAAACCTGCCTGTCCTCCCATAATTCTTAATAAATTATAACTTCTAGCAATTATGTTAAGGTTATATGGTATAGGATCTGTTTCTACAGTAAAATATGCATCTCCTAAAATAGAAAAATTACAAGAACCAGAAGGTTGGTATTCATCTGGATGTCTACAGAAACTATAGACATGAATACCAGATACAGGAATATTTGGATATAAATAATAATTCATACCAGTTGTTTGGTCTCTCGTTAAGTTAAATCTTTGTTGTCCATTTAATCTTAATTCAGTATTATTAATAGGTGATTTACTTGGGTATGGATAAGTAGTTACTAAACCATTAGCAACAGCAGGTATATAAGCTAAACTTGGATTTGCAGCGTATAGTGTTTTCCAATATGTTCTAGATAATGTAGTAACTGGATTTACTTCATCATATCTATCATAGTTAGATAATACTTTGTAAAATTTAGATTCTGTATAGTTAAAATATTGTTTATTTTGAATATTAATTAATGGTTGTGCATACCAATATATATCTTTAACTGGATTTGCTAAATTAATCTTAGTTGAGAAATGTGAAGTATTATTGTAATATGAACGATAATTTTCTTGTTCGATTAAATATTCATGTTTACTTTTAGCAAAAATATCTCTTTCCTTTTTATCTAAATAAATATATTTTAATGCTAAACTCAATTTGGGTTTACCACTGACAGCAATAGCAGTTAATGGGTCCATAATAACTAAATTTTCTAATTTCTCCATTTGAATGACTAATTTTACATCAGAATGTAATAATGCAATTAATGGAATACTTAATCCAGCATTTTTATATCTATTAAAATAAAATGGTAATACATTATTTAATGTATATGGTGGTTTTACATTATTATTAAAAGCAGTTAATTGAGGTACATTACCAGTCATTATATATGTTCCTTTTATTTGACCAACAGGTGTAAATGATTGTGCCATTACATTTATAAAATCAGCCGTTAATTTTTCGATAGAAGTAGTATTAATATATAATTCAACATATTGTGTAATATAACGTCCCATATCTTCAATCCATGCATATCTTGCAGGATTTTTAATCAAAGTACTTACAACTGCAATTTCATTATTCACTGCATTTTGTCCTGTATAATTTCTAACTTCATTATTATAAGATTGTAAAAAGTTATTTTGAATAGTTGTTGTATTCGTAATTAATTGATTGTCTCTAACAGTATCTAAACACAATGATGCTTGAACATTAATTTCTTTATTATTTAATATTGTATTATTATAATATTCAAACGTGTGTGTTGCTGCGACGAAATTTTGACCTAAAAATGTATATTGAAATTGGGTGGGAACATTTAATACATTTATATTTTTGTTAGCGAGTTGTCCCAAAATATCAGAAATAAATAAATTTAATGTATTTGCATTTTGAGAAACACCATTTGATAAAGGATCCGATTGTAATATTAAATACCCATCGTAATTATTATATTGTGAACCAAATGTTGGCATATTATTATATGTATATAATCCATAAGACTGTAAGAAATATGATGGTGTAGTTTTACTAGTTACATCAAATGTAGTATATACACCAATATAACTAGAACCTGTTGAGCCAGTTGAGCCAGTGGAACCAGTAGAACCAGTAGAACCAGTTGGTCCAGGATACAAACTTACATTCCAATTATAATATGTACCAGCTATCACACCAGATGATATGATAATATTATACTGAGTAGTAATAATATCACTAATAGAATCAACTGTTCCATACATGTAATCAAATGTATTATTTAAAACAGATTCAATTTTTACTGTATTACCTACCGCTAATGTAGGAAGATTTCCAATAGATTGAGTAGCACCAGAATCATATATAACTAATAATCCATTATTTATAATATCAAACGTTTGAATTAAATTACCTGCAATACTTACCACCCAATTACTATAAGTTCCATTACCAGATACATATGTGACATTAATATTATAAATTGGTATTGTAAGTGGATTTGTTATAGAAGTAACTGTACCAATCATATAGTTAGCATTGTATGAATAAATTATAATAGTATTTCCTACGGTTAATGTAGGTAACGCTCCTTGAATACTATCAAATGTACCATTAGCAGTATTAATTTGTAAATTTCCTGGTGCCATAGTATATTGCTGTAATAAATTACCATAAATAGAAAAAACCCAACTTGTATAAATACCAGAACCTACAATACTGACTACATCTACAATTATACTAACAGCATCTATATACGTTACTAAACCATTCATATAATTATATTCATTACTTATAATTTCAATAGGAGTATTTGCAGTTAAAGTTGGAAAAGTACCAAAGGTATTCGATACTAAAAAAGTTTGGAATCCAGTTTTAATAGTACCAGTTCCTGAATAATTGTAAGAAGGTATAGAAAAATTACTTAATTTTGCTAATTTAGCAGGACTTGCTGGACCAGTAGGACCAGAACTATCTAAGCTCAATGAAAAATTAGATTTTTTATTATCTCTATAATTTAAAAAAGAAGATACTAATGATTTACTAGATGTAGGAACAACATCAAGATATTTTATAGATTTATTAGATGGTGTTGTTAATTTACTTAAATTATGATTTATAGTTAAACTTGATTTAACTGGTAAAGGAATAGATGGAACTTGTTTATTTATTGTTGGTTTAATATTAGCAAATGATTCATAACTAGATTTAATTGGTGTTTTAATAATCTTATTTACAGCAATATTATTATTAACACCATGTATTTTAATATATTTATTATTTACATCAAAATTAGTTAAATAATTTAAATTAATTATACCATTATTATGTGAAACAATACTTGTATATTTTGGATTAGTTCTATCAGAATCAACAACATGAATTGTATAATTATTAATAGAAAATTTGTGATGATTATTAATTATAAGATTATTTGAATTATCATCATATACACAATCCGGTAAAATATCAGTAATATTAATAGAACCAATATAATATGCATTAGTAGATAATAATGAATTTTTAATATAGAAATGTAATTCACCGGAAAAATTAAATTTATTTGTTCCTAATATTAAATATTTACCATTTTTATCTTCTTGAACAGCAAGTGTCTTATAAAATTCTAAATTCATTCCATCTGAATTATATGATGTATAAACATGCAAATATTTATCAATTAATATATTATTGTTATTAACATGATACAAATTAATATCTTTTAAATTTATAATATAACTATCATTTGCATTATATACAATATTAATTTCATTTGATTTATTAACATTTTTAACAATAGACATATTACCTAGTGCATTAAACAATAATCTATTACTAAAAATATTAAGATTATTAACAGATAATAATGTATTTTCTCCAGTTTCAAATGAAACTACACTACCACTTTTAACTTTTAAATTACCACTATATAATATATTATCATGAATAATACTTAATTCTACACTATTGATATGCAATGGTAATGATAAATTTTGAATTGTATTTTTATAAGTATTATTACAATTATCTTGATTAAATGAATGTCCGTTATATCCGTAATTTGGAATAATATTATTAGATAATTTACAAGTATTTACTTTAATTTCAGATACAAGATCCATTATGAATCCATTTTCATGATTTAATTGAATATTGTAATTTTTATTTTCAGCATATTCTGGTATTTCAATTGTTTGATAATATAATCCAGGTTTAGTATATTGAATTGATTCATACTGGCATAATCCATTAATGCTAAGACTAAATATTGAATTTTTACGTAATCCATTGACAAAATATTTTATTAGTAATTCAGAATTTTGTGTTGTATTATATGATAAATTATTTTGATTAATTTTAAATACTAATTCTTGATTATTTTGATTATTGCAAATATAAATATACTTAGTCGGATCAGATGTAAGTATTTTATTTGTAGATTTAATCATTAAATAATAACCATTATCAATACCAGTAGATAAGATATTAAATATACTTGTTTTATTGGATAAAGAATATGTTAATTGATTTTTATCATAAATTACATTCTCTGCAACAATAAATGTTCTGGTAGTAGTAAATTTATCAGTACGTAAAGCTACTGTTAATAAATCATTGTTATCAAAAGCATTTTCATATATATTAAAATTTATTATAAAATTATCATCTGAAGTAACAATAAGATTAGGGCTTAATATTTTAATTAAATATTCTGTATTTTTAATATTTGTTAATACATTATTATCGATGGGTAAATTATCAAGTTTATCAGCTAGATTAATTGAACCCATATAGTTAAGAATTTCTTGTGAATTTTTTACATAAAAATGTAATTCACCAGTTAAATTAAAAGTGTTTGTATTTAATGATAAGTATTTTTCATTTGAATTATTTACAATTGGAAAAGTACCATATAATTTTAAATTTAATCCATCACTATTATTTCCAGTATACACATCTAATTGTTTATCAATAATTACTTTATCATTTTTAATATGATATGTTTTAACATTGTTTAAATTAATCAAATAACTATCATGATATATATAGGTAATACTAATTTGATTAGGTTGATTTACTTGAGTAATTTCTTGATTAGTAAAAGCATTATACAATAATTGATTATCAAAAATTCGATGATTATTTATATTAAATTTAGTATTATTACTATCAGAATTAACAATTAATGAATTTTTATTAAAATTTTTTACATTAATATTACCATTATAAGATGTATTATTATGAATAATATTTAAATTTAATCCAATAACTTCAGGTGGTAAAGGTATTGTTTTACTAGTATTTATTAATGAAATAGTAGAAGGATTTTGATTAAACGGTATACTATTGAAACCAGTACAAGGTAAAATATTTGTATTTGGAGTGAAAGTATTTACTTTAATATCTGATACAATATCCATTATATGACCAGAATCATGAGTGAGAACAGCATTATAATTTTTATTAATAGCATTATTTGGAATAGTTAATATTAATTCATAAGAACTACTTTTAGTAACAGGAATTTGTGGAGATTGATATATATCACCAATTTTTATATTAAAAGTAGAACCAAGATAGAATCCCGAAGCAGTAAAATTTAATAGTAAATTTGTATTTTTGGTAACATTATATGATAAACTATCTTTATTAATATTAAATATTACATTATTATCTTGATTGCTAGTAATATAAACATATTTATTTGGATCTGATGTATATATTTTATCAACAGAAGAAATAATTAAATAATATTCACCATCAACACGTGTAGATAAATTAGTAAATATTTGATTATTAGATGATAATTTATAATTAATTTGATTACTATCATATTTTAAATTATCAGTAACAACATACGAGCGACCAGTTACATAATTATCTGAATGTAAAGTTACTGTTAATATATCATTATTATTAAAACTATTTGCATATATATTAAATTCTAGTAGGAAATCATTGAACGTATTAATTTGATTAGGGCTGAGTAGTTTTATTAAATACCCAGCATTATTCGTAATATTAGTTGTCATTGAATTAATATTAGAATAATTTATTTATATTAAAAATTAAATTAATTAAGAAGTAATTACAAGTGTATTATTTAATGCTTGGCATAGATATCCTGTAGAAGGTGGTCTTCCTGGTGTTGGTAATGGTGGTGGTGAATCTGTAATGTAAACAGTATATGTATCATTTATTAAACTGGATAAATCACCAGGATTAATAGTAAATAATAAATCAGCACCAACAGTTCCACCTGAAAGTGATGGAATTGTATAAGGTCCTAATGTAAGTGTATTACTATATGTATTACCAGATAAGAATATGAATACTTGATTGACTACAATATTACCAGATGAAATATATGTCCAATCCCAGTTAACCAAACTAATATCAAATGTAACAACACCACCACTTTGACTGTATACAGTAGGAAATATAGTTGAATTAATTGGACCAATTACATCAGTTAAATAACCAACATTTGCATTTAGTGAACCAGAACCATATGTTGGATTATTAGATATATATATATTTGGACCGGGACCATTTGTACTTGGATTATACATACCTAAATATAATGTAGGATTGCTTCCATAGGTGTATAAAAATGGACCATATGATATATTTGCAGTTCCACTTGGTCCTGTTGTAAACGTAGTTGGGTCTGTATAATAAATATTAGTGTCATCAGAAAAATTAATGTATAATGTAGAACCGTTTATAGCATAATTGGGTGAATAATTTTGAAGATACATATTAATTGTATTATTTACATATGTTTCTAAGTTTAATGTACCAGTAGGACCAGCAGGACCAGTAAATCCAGCTACTAATGGATTCACTATATCCAAATAACCAGGAGCAGAATAATCAGGTAAGCTTACTTCTAAACTTAATGTACCTTGATTATATGGAATAGCAGCACCTGTAACACCTGCACCATAAATAGGATTATATGTTAAATACATGTATTGTGGTATACCAATATAACTTGAATCAAATGTTGCATTAAATGTTGCATAATAATTTATATTATCTGGAGTTGTAATAGGAACAGGTGCTTCTACACCATTAATTGGGAAATAACTTGACCATGTTCCAGTAGAACCATTACCAGTAGTATACATATATAATTGATTAATTCCAATATCAGAATAATATGTTTGCCAATTGGGTAAATTTATTTGTATTTCAGTAGATTGACCAACAAGTCCTACATAAGTATTAGATGTACCAGTTAAACCAGTAGCTTGTATTACATCAATTATATTAGGTGTCGGATCATTTAATACAAAATTAACTGGTGATAATCCATATTGTTGAGATTCTGTTAAAATATATGCATTAAATGTATAAAAACCAACATGAATTGGAGAATTACCATAAGTTGGATTGGTATTAAATACTAAAGAATCAGTACATTCACCAATAGGACTAATATATACAGGAACTGATGCACTTGTTAAAGGTTGATTTGACCAATAAAATAAAAATCCTTTGTCAATTGTTCTAACAATGCGAACATATACCCAATTAATTCCAGGATTATATGCAGGTGTAGATACTGAATAAACAGTTGATGTACCATTATCTATTGTAAGTAATCCATTAATTGAACTATCAACTATTGTATTTGTAATTGTATATGTTAATCCATTACATATTAATTGTAATGATACATAATCACCAGTATAATCATTAAAACCATCAATAGTCAATATAGTTTCAAATACACCATTTACATATCCACCATTAATATAAGTAGCAGTACCAACTTGACCATTTTGTGTTCCAAAATAACTATTTTGGTCTAATCCATATCCAAAATTACTTGAAATAGTAGTCCATTGACCACCTATTAAATTAGTAGCTATAGTTGAATTCATTGGTAAAATATTAGGATTTCCTGTATTTGGATTTGTATTTTGTGCAAATACTAAGGTACCTTTATTATAATTATATCCATTAATTCCTTCTGTTCCAGTTAAACCAGTATATCCAGTTAAACCAGTAGCACCACTTGGACCAGTAGTACCAGTAAAACCAGTATATCCAGTATAGCCAGTTGGACCACAAATTGGATTATATGTTAAGTATAAATAGTAATTATTTAAATTATTAAAATTTGTATTAATAGTCATTTCATAAGGACCTGTAGGACCAGATATACCAGTTAATGCAAATGGACTACCTGCTAATGGTGTATATAAATTTTGTTGGTCATTTTCTAAATATGCACCACTGGGACCAGTGCCAAAATATACATATAATTGATTAATTTGATAATATGGTTGCCAGTTTGGTAATTGAACTGTAAATTGTTCATCTAAATATACATAGGCAGATGGATTTACGTTACCATCTATATCATATAAATTACCAAGTTTTGATGATGAAAATACATCATTATGAATAGAAATTTCAGGTGTATTGTCAATTAAATTAATAGAACCTGCAGTTACATTGTTAACTGGAAAAAATATTTGAGCATTACTAAAACTACTGCTACTACTAGATACATCAGATACATAAATATATATACGGTCATAACTATTAGAACTTGTAGTATACCACCATGGATTAAATATTAAAGTTGCAGTAATATAATATGTATTATTAGTTGAATTATATTGAATGGGAAATGGACCATTACCAATAGGACTAAAAGTAATACCATCATATTCAGCATTAAAGAAATTAGCAGCATCAAATGTGAAATATAAATATAATTGTGTAAATGGATAATATAATTGCCAACCAGTTAATGTAATATTAAATGTAGTAGGAACTGTTACAATTGAATAATTAGCATCAGTAGATCCTTGATTAATGTAAGAAACAAAAATAGGAGTTGCAGCAACAATTGCTACTTGACTAGAACCAAATGGAGTAGAACCGTCTACTATTTGTTGATTTGTAATAGCTATGTAATGAGGACCACCTATAGTAAAAGTTATATTTAATGTTCCTTTATATACACCATTAACAATTTGTAATTGTCCAGAATTAGAACCATTATTAACAGCATCTGCTTGAACAGGAATATATCCTGAATTAGCACCGCAATCATATACATAGAAATATTGACCATAAAATTCAGACCAATTAGAAAGAATAAAAGTAAATGTAGTAGATACATTCAATTGTGCATAAATAGGTGAAATATTTGCAGTAACTACAGCTGATTGAGGATTTACAGGAACATAATCATAATAAATAAATGATTCAATAAATGTTTGAAAATTAATAAAATTATAATATGATTTATTTGTACCAGTCGAACCAGTGTAACTAACAGGACCACCATTATAAGATGTTAATATACCCATATCAGTTGTAATATTTTGTACATCTTTGAATATTGTAAACATATTTTCTAATATACCAATATCATTAGAATCTATTGGTGTTGGTGTTTGATATAGTAATTGTTGATATCTAACAGTATCATTAGAAAATTCATATTGATAACCAAATGGCATACCATTGTATTGTAAATTAAAATTTGTACCAGTACTACCAGTAACACCAGTAAAAGTAGCATTAATTGTTTTAGTACCAGTATTAATTTCAATATCATATGTATTAATTGGAATATCAAAATATACATTACGTAATGTTAATTGAACATTATAACCAGTATATACATATTGGAAATTTAAGAAATTATATTTAGTTAATTTTGTACCATTACTATTAAAAATAGTATTATTAATATTTAAAATTATATAATCAACAATAGTAGTAAATAAATTAGTAGGAATTGTTTGATTATGATTGTTATAATAATAATATTGGTATCCACTATCAAATGTAGAAAAATCAGTATCTTTAATTAAATAACATCCAGTATTACCAGTAAGTCCAGCAGAACCAGTACCACCAGAAGGACCAGAAATATATAATTCATATTCAGATGCAAGAATTTTATTATTTACTTTCCAGTAATCATAGTTATTATGAAATTGTACTCTTTCATTAAAATTATTGTATTTACCAATTAAACTTTGACGTACTGCAAATATTAAACGATAATAATTTGCATAATTAATATTAGTTTTAATATTATCTAAAGAAAATGCATAAGGAAGTTTAAATTGTTCATATACAGCTGTATAGGAAGGTGGTGATGTATTATTATTTATTGTAATATTAACCAATGAATTTATAAACATATCTACAATATCTTTTAATCTATCTATTGATGTAAATGTTTTAATTCTTACATATAAATCATCATATGATATTTCATACAATGAATTTTGATAAATAATCTTTTTAGATTTTAATATTAAATATAAATATTCACATATTACATTAATCAAACCACTTTTCCATTGTACCGCAGTTACATTACTTAAAATATTACCTAATGACATTGGTGTATTTTGATATGAAGAGGCAATTAATTCAGTTTGATTTAAAATAAAACATTCAGATATTAAGAAATAATAGATTTGTGCAATTACAGATGGTAATACTACATTACCTTCAATATAACAATTTACTATTGCACCAGTAGAATCTTCTAATGTTAAAGTTCCCATATAATTATATGGTGATAAGATACCAATTGTATATGGATATCCACCGTTAATTAATCCATTTTGATTAAAAGAATTTGTTACAATAGGTTTTTCATTTAAAAATTGTTCATAATTTGCATTATTAGGTAATATATAGGATAAAGGTGCATCATCAGGAACACTATTTAAATCATTTAATAAATCATAAATAAATAATAAATTATCCATATGTTTGTTAATAAAGAATGGATGAGGAACATCTTGTAAAAAATCAATATTACCTTTAGCAGCAGCACTGATTATTATATTATCAAATGTAGATACTTCTTGTTGAATTCCAGTATAACCACTAAATGTATTTAATCCAGTAATATGTCTAATATTTTTACTAGCTGGATCATTATATGTAAATGCATCACCAACAAATCCATAATTATAATTTCTAAATTGTATTTGGTATAATGCAAAAATATACATAAATGAATGTGGTCTATAACCAGTAGCACCAGTAGGAGTAGGATAACCATTATAACCAACTGGACCAGTTGGACCAGTAGGACCATAATAAGTATTAACTTGTGCAGGAACAGATTTATAAGGGAAAAAATCAGTATTATCTAATTTCAATTGATGGAAATTACTAAAGAAATATTGATTACCAGTTGATAAGTATTTTAAGAAATAATAACTAATTGGTAAATTTGGATTATCATATGCAGCAATATTTGGTTTGGCTGAATTATTACTTAAATATGAATATAATAAATTCAAATGAAATACAACAGTATGAGATGCATTTTGAATATTATATAAATCATTGTATACCAATGGAATTAAATTATAATCAACATTGCTAGAAAAATTAAAGAACTTATCATAAAATGTTAGTGAAGTAACATCATTTACAGAATAATAGTCATTGTATAATATAATTTGTTCTTGTGTTAAACTTTGTGTTAAAATATTCTTTTGTCTGTAATTCAATATAGTTGTAAATAATTGTTTAAACATAGATATATCAGATTGATATAAATTAGAAATTTGTTGTAATGATATTGGTATAAAACTTAATGTAATTAATTCATAATTATTATCTCTATATGCAAAATCATTAATTAATGTTTGTTTTTGTGGAAAGCTAGTTAATCCACTAAAAATTGTATTATATTCATTAATAATATGATGATAATTAGTATTACTCAAATATTGTAATGCATTAATATCTGCAAAATTTCTTTCATTACTATTAAAAAATGTATTTATAAAATTAAATAATTCATAACCAAGAGATGACATGTCCAATGTATTAGATGATAATTGATTATATTGTGTAATTGTATTTGTTAATCCATTTAATAAAGAACTAAAATCATATGTAAAATTTAATAAATATGTATCCCAACTATTATAAATTTGTATATCAGTCATTGGTACACTATTAACCTTAAACTGTGTAATAATTTGTAAATATAAGTCATTATTAGGATATGGACCAGTAACATCCATTGAATATTTAAGTAAAACTAAGAATTCTTGATAATCAGTAAATCTAATATTCAAATTATTCAAAATAACAATTTCTGATATTGGATCTAATGCAGTTAATGATGATGCATTCGAATGCTTAAAATTATTTAAAATACCATATAATCTTTGGTCTAAGAAATTAAATCTTGGACTATTTCCTAAAATTCTATTAGTATAATCACGAGTACCATATGCCATTCTGGTTGCATAAACAGTTTCACCTTGGAAAATATCAGGACGATTATTATATGACATTCCAGTAGCACCACTGGGTCCTGTCACTCCCAAATAATATTCAGAAATGAATGATTTTCCAGAATAACTGTACATCATGTCATAATAAATAGCTAATGTATTAAAATAATAGAAATATGGTTGTGCTTGTCTTTGAATCCATGCTTGATAACTTTGGATTAAATGACCTTCCATATTTGGTAAATAAGCACCAATTTGATATGCATAAAATACAGGAGTATCATTACTGGTAATACTGGGTAACCAACTGTTAATCTTTGCATAAAAATTGGCTAATGTTGGACCAGTATATAATGGGTCATTTAATAAACCACCATATCCAGCAAAGAATAAATATTTCAAATAATCATAATGAATAGATAAATTAAATTGTTTGTAATAAGTATCAATACTATATCCAGTAGGGAATGAATAAGAAGATGTAAAAGTAGTACCAGTAGCACTAGTAATAGTATATTGGTCAGTAGCTAAGACTACTTTAACCAAATCTCCGCTACCGTGTATTTTGTATATAATTGGATAATTACTTAATGTAACTGTAGGTGATAATACTATATCGATATTGTATTTACTGCATAAATTACTAATTATTGTAAAAATATTAGAAAATTCATAAATCATAGTAGCAATATTATTATTAAATTCTGGAATATTTACGATATATTGTGGTAATAATAAATATTGTGAATATACATTAGTCAATGTAGTTACACCTTGAATTAAATTATTATATGTTTGATAATAATTACTTGTTCCATTAAATATAGTATGATATGATGTAGTATTCAAAATAAATGACATTGCATTAAATAAGCATGTACCTAAGAAATTAGGTGATAATTGATATATAGTCTTAAAATATGTTTCATCTAAATTTACAGGTAAATTATATGCATCACCGTAAATAGTTAATAATTCATTCAAATATTTATAAATATAATACATTAATAATCCATCATCTTTACCAGATAATGCAGCAAGATATGCATTTTGATTTGTAGTGGTATTACCACTTGTTGCAAATGTACTATTCCAATATGCTTGTAAATATGTTGATTGCATACTGGTAGTATGTTCTTGTAATTCTGATAAATATGTTGTAAAATTGTATGAATTCCAAAATGATCCAGTACATCCAGTAAATCCAGAACTAGCACCTGTAGAACCTGTACCAGGTGTCATTGTAAAATTATTTTTATTAATCTTATCTAATAATGTGTATGCATAACCATATGGTTCATAGAAAACTGGAATTTGTGTTGGATCCAAATAAGGTAAACTACCTTGAGAATTTAATGTATAATTGTATCCATCATTTCTAGGATAATTAATATTATTCATAAAATAAATAGATGAAGTACCAGAAGCTTGAGTAGCATAATTTTCAGATAATTCATTTACTTTTTGATAAATATTTTGATATAATTGAACTTCTTTACTGTATAAATATCTTGGAAAATACGACTCTGCATCATATGTAATTATATATGTATTGTTTTCTAATAATGGTGTACCTTGGTCAATAGTATCTTCTTGATATTGAGAATATAATGAACCACCATTTCTAATAATAGATGCTCTAGAAATTTCATAATTTTCCATATTACCAAACATTTCTTCACTGATATTGTTAATGTAATCTAACAAAATATTATTACCATATAATTGAGTAGTAATTAATGAATTATTATTAATAACAGGAATAATATCAGTTGAATAATTATCAACACTGGATGTTAAACTGTAAATATTACAACCAGTTGCACCAGTACCACCTGTATTACTATAAGAATAATAGAAACAGCTATTACCAACAGGAGGTAAGCTAGTAGAACTAGTAGGACTTAGGTAAGAAGAAGAACCAAAATCAATATATTGTAAATTAAATGGAATTTGTAATTGTAAAATTAAAGAAGTCATATCAAATGAAATAGTTCCAGTACCTAAAGTAAGTAATGAATTTGGAATTGTAATATTTTGTAATGACCAATTACCATTTTGCTGTAAATTATAATATAAATTCATTTGTGTAATTTCATTAATTGGATATGGAATATTATCAATACTAAAAGTTAAAACAGTTTTTCTAATACCACCATATTGAACATAGTTAAGAATTTTTACTAAATTGTCACTTAAATTTCGGCTAATTGCTAATAAATCAGATGTCCAGTTATTATAAAAAGTAACAGATGTATTTTGATATTGTTGAATAATATAACTGGTTAAAAAGTTAATGTATGATAAATTTGGATTGTAATTAGGATTATTTGTAATATTTTTATTAATTGTATTTATTAAATATTGTTGATATCTTAATTCATTATTTACCATATTTGAAAAATTAGTGCTACCAACACCATCTAAAATAAATAATTTATTAGATTGTTCATAGTTAACAGCAAAATAAATATTGTTTAAATAATCTTGATTATTCGAATTTTTAATAATTGTTTTAAAATAGACTAAATTCATATAATTAAATAATACATCATAACTATCTTCTAACCATGTTTCAATGTTATTATGAATAGTAGTTACTTCGCTAGATGTTAATACAAAATCAGGATTAGAATTTATAATTTGTTTTAATAATGTTTCAGAAACAGATGTAATTGGTGTAGGAGTAATTGATTTAATATTAACATCAGAATATACATAATTTTTAATTATATTAGCAAGAGTATTTGAATTATATGTTGCTGCATTTGTAGTATTATAATCAGTATAAAATGTATTACTAGTAACAGAAGAATTACTATCAAATAATAATGTATCAGTTAAATACAATTGGTCAAGATCAAGAGGTAATACAGTGATAGTAGTATCATAGTTGCTAGTGGTAATGCTATCATCGGTGCCTGATAATCCTCTTCTAATTTGGAGAACTTTGAAAATCCCATAAATATTATTATAATTATTATTTGGGTTTTTACCGGAATTAATTCCAACAATAATTACATCGTTTACTGTAATAGGTGCAGAACGGTCTAATGTAAATTCTTGATAATTATTAATATTTAATTTAATATTGGTGATAGTTGCAAAATTAATTGGTTCTAATTGAGAAGTAGTATTGTTAAATCCATAATAAATAAATAATTGGTCATTATTAGTATTAATTACTTTATTAGTTAAATTATTTCTAAAAGGATAAACAGTTAAGCTAACAGGATTAGTATCAGTAATAGTTTTTATTACAACAGCACCTATTATTACACCACTACGTTTTACTAAAATATAATTTCTATTAAAAATGGATAAAAAATTAGATGTGTAATCTAGTAAATAATTATTTGGACTAGATACATTTTCGTATTGAATAAAAGTTAAAAAATAATTTGTTGTAAAATTTAATGGTAATACAATATTATACAAGTAATCTAAAGGGGGTATATTGTAAAGATTATTATAATTAAAAACATAATCATTAATTTGTTGAGAATTTAAAATTTCAGTATTCATATTTACAATAAGTTGATTAAATGCAGCAATTTCAGGTGTTTTGAGAATATATTTATTAACTGTATTATAATAGACATCTTGCCATTTATCAAAATAAGTAATTGCATAGTTAGGATCAATTTCTTTAATATTTAATAAATTTGCAATAAAAAAGTAAAATTCCTTGTCTTGGAAAGCATAATTTAAATAATCAATATTCGTAGTTGTTGCTTTTTGATAATATGGTAATGAATTAATAGTATGTAATTTAAATTTATTATCAAAATATAGAGAATTTGGACCAGTAGAACCAGTATTATAACCAGTTCCAGAATAAATAAATTGACTATTTAAATAATTTTCTAATGAATATTTTTGTGTGATACCAGAATTTAAAAACATTGAGGTATCTAATAATGGTAGCATTAATTGGTAATTAGTTGAACCGGTAACACCAGTTGAACCAGATAGTCCAGTATAACCAGTAAAAGTAGTTTCACGAAGTAAATAAGTTTGTAATGTATTACCAAGACTTTCTTTGTATAAATTTTCATAATATTGTTGTTTGTCAGTCATGGTAACAAATGTATACTGACTATTCAAATAATTTAAGTATTCAGTACCATTTTGAAAAGTATAATTACCAGTAAGTTGAGGTAATTCAACATTTAATACCATATCTGTTAGTAAATCACCAACTTTTGGAATAATAACTTCTATTTTTTTTCCAAAATCACTCAAACTGGATAAAGGTAATTTATAATCTTCTATTGAAAATGGTGTGTATTTGTGATAAACAATTTTGAATAAACTATAATCATTATCATTAAATATATAATTTGCAGCACTATTTGCGGCAATCTGTAAAAGGCCTCCTGGCATATTATTACTTATTATAATAATAATTCTTTTAAATTATAATTATAATTAATATAAATATTAATAAATATATATCATATCAGTTATATTATTTAATAAATATGGAATCTAAATATGAACAAAATAAAAATAAATTTATAAAATTAAAAAAAATATGTAATGAATTTAATTGTTATAAAGGTGCTAGAAGTGGATATGATAAATGTAAGACACATGGTGGAGGTAAACGATGTATAATATCTGATTGTAAAAAAAGTGCAGCAGATAAAAGTGATAAATGTAAATTACATGGTGGTGGTATCCGATGTAATGAACCTGATTGTAAAAATAGTGCAAGAAGTAAATCAGATAAATGTAAGATGCATGGTGGAGGTAAACGATGTATAATATCTGATTGTAAAAAAAGTGCAAGAGATAAATATGATAAATGCAAAACACATGGAGGTGGTCTACGATGTATTATATCTGATTGTAAAAAAAGTGCACGAGATAAATATGATAAATGTGTTGAGCATGGTGGTGGTAAAATATGCAATGAACATAATTGTAGAAAAAGTACCCAAGGTAAAAGTGATAAATGTAATGCACATGGTGGTGGTATCCGATGTCCAAATTGTATAACATGGCCTGATTCTCGAGGCAGTTCTAATAAATATGATGGATATTGTGCTACTTGTTTTAAATATTTATTTCCAAATGATAAACGAAGTAAAGTAATTTATTCTCATACTAAAGAGATTAGAGTTAGAAATGCCATTAATAATATATTTGATGGATTTATTCATGATAAACCATTATATACTGGAAATTGTGATTGTACACATCGTAGACGAATTGATCATAGAAAACTAATAGGAAATACAATACTTGCAATTGAAACCGATGAAAATGCACATAATAATTATAATAGTAAAGATGAAGAGATACGATATGATGATCTATTCATGATTCATAGTGGAAAATGGATATTTATAAGATTTAATCCAGATGGAAAAAATATTGATATGGAAGATAAATTAAATAAATTAATTGAAACAATTCAAGAACAAATAGATAGAATTGAAAATGAAGAAAATAATGAACTTGTTGAAATTATTAAACTATATTATAATTATAATTGTTTAGGCTGTAAAATATAATGCACCCATGCCATTAGATAATCTTAAAATATTATATGTTAATCCATATATTACACATGATGCTTTATTGATACTATTATTGTTATATTGACTTGCATAATTCCAAAATGCATCAGTAAGAGTTAATGTCATAGCAGTATATCTTAATGCAGAATGATTTGCAGAGCCAGATGGTTGATATTTTTCAGGTGCTAAAGAGAATAAATACATATAAATTCCTTGACTATTAGGAATACATGTATGATGACCATATGGAAAAACAGTATTTATATAATTACCATCTAATTGTTTTTGTCTAGGATAAGATTCAAATAATAAGACAAAATTATCTAATGGTCCTCCTAATGTTTGTGTTAATGTTGCAGTATCATCACCATAGTAAACAGAATTAAATTGGAATTGTTGATTATTAATAGAAACAATTTTATAAGTTCCAGTATAAAAATTACTTTTGGAAAATGTAATTAATTGTCCTACAGAATTAGAATTAATAGTAAATTGGTCATAATATTGTTGATCTAAAATAAAAATAGGTACTGTTTGACCATTTACAGTTTGACTTGTAATAGTACCAGTTACAACTATATTTGTATTATAATCATAATTATTAAAACTTAATGATTGATAACTTTGAATGAGAAAATAGATAGATTTTACAGAATTATAAAAATCATAATTAATAGTTTGTGTTTGACTAATAATAGGAGTATTATATTCTTGTATATAATCAATTAAATATTCATGTGAATAAGTAGCAAATTTTACACGTTCATCTTGGTCTAAATAAATATATTCAGTTAATAATCTTCCATCAATAATACTTACATAATTATCAATATTTACACCATCTTTAATTAATTGAGGGTCAACATTAGCAATACTATATAAATCATTTAATGTAATAATAATTTTAACTTCATGATATCTAAAAAATATAATTGGTAATGAACATTCTAAATATCGGTTAAAGAAAAATTGTAATGGAATTAATAATTGATATTGTGGTGTACCAGCAGGACTATATTTAGTTAAAACTTCAACGTTACCAATCATTTTATTGTAAACAGTTTGCATATATGGATTAACTGTTAATTCTTCCCAAATATTAAGCCAATCAGTAAATTGTTTATCTATTTTTTGTCCACCAATTTGTAATTCAATATCTTTGATTAATAAATGACCAATATTAGGTAACCATGAAAAATTATAATTTGTAATAGTTGATGGACCTTGAGTATTTTCAAATAAAATTTTGTCATTGTAAGTAGTAGCCCATACAAAATTATTATAAATAGTTAAATTAATTGCACCTGTAGTACTATTAAATGCTAATGTTGGATTATAAGAAGGTGTACCATAACCAGTTACAGTAGAATATTGTTGAATAAAATCAATATTACTACCATTAAAAGCATTATAAGGTGCAGTACCAGGATATACAGCATATGTTTTATTACTTAATATACTATTAAAAATTGTAGCAATATCAGATATACTATAATTAATATTACTTAATTCAGATGCAATATTTCTATAAACAGGATAAATAATATTTAAAAAAGTTAAGTAATCATTATAAATATCGACAGCAGTAGTTCTATCAATAGGTGAAATTGGATTTGTTCTTGGAATAGATACTTGTGATAATGTAGCAGTAAAATACATTTTATGAATTAAATCTCCACTTTTTGGTAAAATACATGTTATTTGTTCTCCAAATTCTAATGAACCTGACATTGGTAAATAAATCATTTCAGTTGCAAAATTAGTATATCTTTTATAGACTACATCAAAATATGATATCTGCGGAAAGTCTGTTAAAAAATCAACATCTCCTCTTATTTCTAATTTAAAATCACCTTTTCCCATATATAAAAAAAGTATTTTAATCTTTAAACTATTAATTAAATTACGCTTACGCTTCATCTCACTACGTTCGTTTTACTTCGTAAAATTTGACTGCGTCAAAGTTCGCTATGCTCACCCTAGATAAATTTATATTATTATTAAAAATTAAATAAAAATCATAATAAGTGAGTGGAACGAACTGAGCGTAGCGAATTTTATGCGAATAGCATAAAACGAGTGTAACGAGACGTAGTTTTATGAAGTAAAACGTAGTTTATTTATATTTGTTTCTAAATCTTCATCTTCAATTTCAAAATCACTATCTATAATAGGTGGTGAAAAGAATAATCTAATTTCATCATCATTATATGATACATAAAATCCTTCAGATACTAATCTATTTTTTAAATTTTTACGATAATCAGAAATAATTTGACAAGAAATAGAATCATGAGGTTGATTAATAATATGTTCTTCTTTTTTTAGATTATAAGATACATAAATATTATTACTAGAATCCATATCATAATCTTCATATTGTTGTGCTTCAAATACTTTATCAATACATGCCCAATAGATTCTTTCTTCAATGACTTTTGATTTATGAGAAACATATTTTAGAATTTTTTCATTAATTGCATTTGCGACTGCTTTATTGGCGTTCATTTTTATTTAATAGTTTTAAAATGTTTAAATTAAAATTATCAATTTTTTAGACAGATGGATAATATTCCCAGTTTAAGTGTTCACAAATACGTTTCCATGTCATATCAACTTCTTGTAATTTTTCACGATTTTTGAGTAAAGGAAAATAAATAAGATAATCATCTAATTCTAAAAGTTCAAAGAATTTGTGCATTAAATAATTATAGTTTAAGCAACTCTTACGATTTTTAGGTTTGAATAGTTCAAAAGGTTCTTGAATTTCTTCAAACATCATATCTATTTTATGTTCAGCTTCACGTGTAATAGTAATAGGTAATTTACAAGTTAAGAAACAAATTATGTGAGTGATATGTTCATAATATTTATTATGACCAAGTTTTTTAAGGATATCACGCATAACTTTATGATTAATATCATCATTGGACAAGCGTAATTTTTTAATTTCACTTTTGATTTCTTCATAAATTTCAGGAGGGATATCAATTGTTTCTTTAGCTTGAAACTGATTAATTTTTTCGTTAAGATGATTTTTTCTTTTATAAGCAGTATAGTTTTTACTAGTTTGAGTAGGTTCTTTGTAATTAGGTTTATCAGTATCTAATAAAATGTCGTTGGAGCGACCACAACCAGTGCAAACCATTAATCCATCATGTTGATGAACAGTCATTTCAGTTTTACATTCAGGACATTCTAGAATTGCATTATGAGATAATTTATTAGTAGTATGATTTGTTATTTTAAGATAATCATTTAATAAAGAAGCTTTGTTAGCAGTATGTGGTGATGATTCATTTTCTTCGTAATAATTAACTAAAATATCAACAGTATTATAAAAATATTCTAATTCAGAATGATGACTTTCAGTTTCTGAGATATTTTTAGTTAATATTTCTATTTTTTCTTGATATAATTTCTTTTTATTATCGGTTTCAATATTTTGAGGATTTGCATTTATTGTATCTATGTCACTTTTGTATTTTTCTATTTTAGCTTTCCATTTTCCTACCATAGCATGTTTTTGATTAAATTCTTCCATATTCTTTTGATGACAAATGTCAACAGTATCTTGAATATTAGCTTGTTTTTTTCTATTTTTATTATTTACAAAAGAAGAATATTTGGTTGTTTTTTCTTTAAATGTTGACATGTTATACAAAAGAAAAAATATTTAAGTAGAAAATATAATTAATTTGCGTTATATTTAATAATCATACTAAAAAATATATAAAATAAAATATTTCTCATGGAAAGATACCATAAATCATATAAATAAATTTGGTATCTAATAATTACTGAACTAAAAAAAATAAATAAAAAAGGGCATATTGAAAAAAACATTTAGTTTTTAATTATTTTTTTAATTATTTGAGGTTAATATTTTTAAAAATAATTTCTGAGATATAGTTATATACTTAAAAAATGGCAGGTGGTGGTTTAGTACAACTCGTAGCTTATGGTGCCCAAGATGTTTACCTCACTGGTAACCCACAAATTACTTTCTTCAAAGTCGTCTACCGTAGACACACAAACTTTGCATCTGAATCTATTGAACAAACATTCACTGGTACATTCTCTTTTGGAAGCCGTGTAACTGTTCAATTAACTCGTAATGCCGACGTTGTAACCAAAATGTACCTCCGTGTAGTCCTCAACCAAGGTTTACTCGCCAACGTCACTGTTGCTGGTGGTCAATCCTTCACCCCTCAATGGGCTTGGGTACGTAATGTAGGCCATGCCTTAATCAACGACTACTACCTCGAAATCGGTGGTACTCAAATTGATAAACAATACGGTGACTGGCTCAACATCTGGTACGAACTCACCCACCCTGTTGGTCAAGTTCGTGGTTACGCCAAAATGGTCGGTAACGTCCCAGCCATGACATCATTAACAAACCAACTCAACTACAACAACACTGGTCTCCAACCCAACCAAGGTCAACAATACGTCCTCAACGTTCCTCTCCAATTCTTCCACTGCAGACACGATGGCTTAGGTTTACCATTAATTGCTCTCCAATACCACGAAGTTCGTATTACCTTCGATATTGCCCCACTCAATCAATTAATTGTAACCAACTACGCCAACGGTGGTCAACCAATCTGGTCAAGCACACCACCTAACGTTGCCTATGCTTCTCTCTGGGTCGACTACATCTACCTCGATCAAGAAGAACGCAAACGTTTCGCCCAAGCCACCCACGAATACCTCATTGAACAAGTTCAATACCCATCACCAGAAACTGTTACATCCACAACCACACGTTCCCGCTTAACATTCAACCACCCATGCAAATTCATTGTCTGGAATCTCCAATTAGCCCGCTGGACCTCTGGTCTCCGTTACTTATCATACAATGCAGATGATGTAACTTCTATGCAACTCTTAGCCACTAAACGTTTCATCCTTGGTTATGCAGCACTCACATCTGGTGGTCTCCAACCTAACCCTCTCTTAAACAATCAAATCACCGCTAAATCTGGTTTAGCAGGTATCTGGTTAGCTTACTTCAACAACGCTGGTGCAGTCTACGTTGACCAATACGTCCTCGATCCTGATAACATCACCATCACTGGTACATTACTCCCTCTCGATGTCTGCTCTCTCGATGCAGCCACCCTCGAAGCTACAGTAAACGCTGCTGGTGCAGTTACTCGTAATACATCTACCTTCAGCAATCAAGGTTCAGCTGTATACGATTACGTCGTCTACCAATGGGATAACTACGGTCTCCAACTCGACAGAACCGAAAATCCTTTCTTAACTGGTTTACTCCAACTCAACGGTCATGATCGTTTCAACATCCGTGATGGTGACTACTTCAACTACGTCCAACCATACCAATGCTTCACCAACACACCTTCTGATGGTATTAACGTATACTCATTTGCCCTCACACCTGAAGAACATCAACCATCCGGAACATGTAACTTCTCCCGTATTGATAACGCCACACTCCAAATCACCCTCGGTCGTGCTCTCGGTGAAGCCAACATTAGCTCATCTGCAACCTTCTCATCTGTCTACCTTGCATCTGCTGCCACACTCAATATCTATGCTTTCAACTACAACGTTCTCCGTGTCATGAGCGGTATGGCTGGTCTTGCATACTCCAACTAGACGTACTATTTATTTATTATTTTATATATTATACTATAAAATAATCTTACTTTCAAAATATCAACTTAAAAAAAATATATCATATATATATATAGATTAAAAATGGCAGGTGGTGGTTTAGTTCAACTTGTCGCATATGGTGCACAAGATATATATTTAACAGGTAATCCACAAATTACATTTTTCAAAGTAGTTTATCGCAGATATACAAATTTTGCTTCTGAAGCAATTGAACAAACATTTGCAGGTACATTTGATTTTAATACACGTGTAACAGTTCAATTAACTCGTAATGCTGATGTTGTAACAAAAATGTATCTTCGAGTTGTTCTTAATCAAGGAGTACTTAATCCAATTACTCTTTCTCCAGGTGGTCAATCATTTACACCTCAATGGGCATGGACACCTCGCTTAGGTCATGCTTTAATTCAAGATTATTTCTTAGAAATTGGTGGTACTCAAATTGATAAACAATATGGTGATTGGCTCAATATTTGGTTTGAACTTACTCAACTTGTTGGACAAGTTCGTGGTTATAATAGAATGATTGGTAATGTACCAGAAATGACATCACTTAACGACCAATATGGTTATAATGCTCCTAATCAGAATCAACAATATACACTTAATGTTCCTCTCCAATTTTTTCATTGCAGACATGATGGATTAGGTATACCATTAATTGCTTTACAATATCATGAAGTACGTATTACATTTGACATAGCACCTTTAAATCAATTAATTATTACTAATTATGGGAATGGAACCAATATTACAAGTGCATCATGGGCAGAAATACCTTCTGTTGCATATGCATCATTATGGGTTGATTATATATATCTTGACCAAGAAGAACGCAAACGTTTTGCACAAGCTACACACGAATATCTTATTGAACAAGTACAATTTCCAGCATCTGAAAGTATATCAACAACAGCAACACGTACACGATTAATATTTAATCATCCATGTAAATTTCTCGCATGGGATATTCAATTAGCACGTTGGATAACTGGTTTACGTTTTTTAGCATATAATTCAGATAGTCATGATGCGATGCAACTTTTAGCTACCAAACGATTTATTCTTGCATATGCTCTTATTGTTAGTGGTTCTCTTCAACCTAGTTCATCAACACAAAATACTGTTTTACCTAATCCATTGTTAGCTGGTAATTATTTAACATATTTTAATAATGCAGCTGCAGTATTTGTAGATCCATTAGTTTTAACTCCAGATAATCTTACAATTACAGGAAGTTTAATGCCAATTGATGTATTATCTCTTGATTGTGCTACACTTGAAAGTATAGTTTTAGCATCCAGTCCTGGTATTACTCGTAATACATCATTATATAATAATCAAGGTTCATCTGTATGGGATTATGTAGTATATGATTGGACTAATTATGGTCTCCAATTAGACAGAAGTGAAAATCCTGTCTTAACTGGTTTACTCCAATTAAATGGTCACGATCGTTTTAATATTCGTGATGGTAATTATTTTAACTATGTTCAACCATATCAATGTTTTACAAATACACCATCAGATGGTATTAATGTATATTCATTTGCACTTACACCTCAAGAACATCAGCCATCTGGAACATGTAATTTTTCTCGTATTGATAATGCTACATTACAACTTACTATTGGTCGTGCTTTAGGAACATCTAATATTAGTGCATCAGCTACATTTTCATCAATATATCTTCCAACAGCAGCTACACTCAATATCTATGCATTTAATTACAATGTGCTTAGAGTCATGTCAGGTATGGCAGGTTTAGCTTATGCAAATTAATAATTTAATAATAATTTTATTTTCTTTATATATAATAAAATTATTTAATAATAATATATGCGTTTATTTTCAATTCTTATAGGGTTATTATTTCCGTTAATAAATGCTCAAACACCAGGATATGATTACAATGGTTTCACAGCTACAACATTAGGTTGTGGAACAGATTCTGGTGCATTAAATGTTGGATTAAGTCAAAGTTTATCACCAGGTTCAACTGGTCTCAAAGTAAAGCAAATTGCGTTTGCTATTTATGGTACTCAAGCAATGCCTGCAAATATACAATTAGATGGAAATCCATCTACCGCTAGATTATCTACATCAGGTATTCAATCATGTTGTGCACCAAATTGCGATTTAGCCGTTCAAGTTGCTGCAGCTGGTCAATCATGGTATAATTCTCCATGCGGTGTTAATTCATGTGGTGGTAGTTCATCACAAAATCATTGGTATTATATGGATTTCTCATCATCAGCAGTTGGTACAACTACACAAACTGGAATTAGTCAGGCAACATTCTATGATGGTAGTGGTAACCAAATTGGTGCTGATATGGTAAATATTGCCAATCGTGGTTCTGCATTCTTTGTATCTTATACAGAAATTATACCATCACCAACACCAACAACATCAATAATGGCATCACGTTCAATTTCACCTAGTAAATCATTATCAGCTTCATTATCACCAAGTATATCAGCAACGGTATCTGCATTACCAAATTTAAATTTTCAAGCTACAACAATTGCAGGTATGGGAAATGTAGTACAAATGGATGGTGTAGGAACATCAGCTAGTGTACCAGCACCACAATATATGGTATTTACACCAGATTATTCAGGTATTTATATTTCGGAAGCAAGTCCAGCTGACCAAATTCGTTTATTAAATTTAACAACTAATATAGTTACAAGCGTTGCGGGTATGTGGAATATTCAAGATACAGGAACAGGTATTGGTACAAATGCAGCAATGAATTCTCCAGCAGGTTTAGCATTAGATAGTATTAATAATATTCTTTATGCAGTTGAAAGAGATTCTAATGTAATTCGAAGTATTAATCTTGCTACTTTACAACTTAATTATATAGCAGGAGATCCAGAATCTGGTCCTGGATGTGCAAATGGTATTGGAACTAATGCACTTTTTACAAATCCAGAAGGGATTGCAATAGATCAAGTAAATCAGTTTTTATACGTAGCAGATACAGGATGTGCTGCAGTCCGTGCAATTAATATTTCTACTCAAAATGTAACAACTCCAATAGGAACATTAGGTGTAATAGGATGGCAAGATGTTTATGGTGGTTACAAAGGTAAATTTGGTAAACCTACTGGTATTCGCTATAATAATATGAATTTATATGTAACAGATACTTATTGGAATAATATTCGTTATATTCAATTATCATCACCAGGAATAGCAAGTTCATCACAAAATATTTTAGGTGGTAATGGACCAGCAGGTACAAGTATAGATGGTTCAGGAACAGGTGTATCTTTTAATAATCCAATGGATTTAGAATATGATGGACTTCATAATGCATTATATGTATCTCAAGCAGTATCTGGTCAAAGTGTAATTCGTAAAATTAGTTTATATACATTATGGAATGCTCAAGTAATAACACTAAGCGGTAATAATATTACACAAAGTATTGATGGTACAGGAACACAAGTTAGTTATAATAATCCAATTGGTCTAATATATAATCCAAATAAAAATACAATTTATACTGCTGATTCTCAAGGTAATGTAATTCGTCAACTTGGTCTTACTTTACCATCAGTTACACCTACAGTAAGCTCATCAATATCTTCTAGTTTATCTGCTAGTATATCAGTGAGTGCATCAATTCCACCAACTGTAAGCATAACACCATCACCAACAGCTACTTTACCTGCACCATGGTTTACAGGAATGACAGGATGTTGTCATAATCCAATGACAAGTGGACAAGCAATAAGTTTTACAGTACCAAGTATTTATTCAAATACAGCAATTACTAGTATTGCTTTACAATATTGGCCCGGTTCTGTTGGTTCTACAACATTTACAATAGGTTTGATGGCAGCAAATGCAGCTAATCAACCAACTGGTAGCGTACTTGCATCAGCACAAATTACGTTAACAAGCCCTGGATCCTTCCCAGGGGTTTCTCAACAAGCAGTTGTTTTAACTAATTTAGGTAATATTGTTGCATATTCTCTTTTAGGTGGTAATACATATTCATTAGTATTTTATGGTGCATCTAATTCAAATGTAGAATTTTTATTAGGAAATTCAGGTTCATATATATTTGGTGGAGGTTTAACACCAATTTCTGGTTCTTTTTATACAACATCAAGTGCAAATCCACCAACTAGCGTATTTTGGTATACATCTAGTAATACAGCATATTTAGAAATTTATACTGGTCCAGTACAATCTGTTTCAGTTTCACCATCAATTTCTATCTCTCCAAGTTTTTCATCTAGTATTTCTGCAACATCATCAATTTCTAATTCTAATATTGCATCATCTAGTATAACACCATCAAGTTCATTAAGTACATCTTATACATCTAGTGTATCACAAACAACTAGTTCTTCAAAATCATATTCTTCTACTATGTCTCAAACACGTTCTAGTTCAATAACACCATCAATTTCAACTGGAGCAACATTATCAATTTCACCAAGTATATCTTATTCTTCTACTGTATCTCAAACACGTTCTAGTTCAGTAACACCATCAATTTCATCTGGAGTAACATCATCAATTTCACCATCAGTAACATCTTCTATATTTCCTTCTACTTCTGTTTCAACGTCTGTTTCAACATCTGTTTTATCATCTGTTTCACTATCAACATCTGTATCTAAAACACCTACATTATCACCAAGTATTATATTAAGTATATCTGGTTCACCAA